TTTGAAGATTTAGAGCAAACAAGAGCAGAGGCGGCACGTCCTGATGGGATTATTCTTAAAAAACGTGGTTCTGATGCTCAATTAAATGTTGATAGAGCATTAGCGGACGCACATTTACAGTTGATGAATCAAGGTATTCAAATGATTCAAATGACTGGCGGTGTCACTGATGAATTGTTAGCGCGTAAAACTAATGCAATATCAGGTGTCGCTATTAAACAAAGACAAGAGCAAGGCTCATTAGTCACCAGTTTGTTTTTTGAGAATCTTTTATTTGCTAATCAGTTGCAGGGTGAAATGTGGCTGTCGCTGATTGAGCAATTCATGGTTGAAGAAAAGCAATTTAGAATCACTGGCAGCAATAAAGTCAGTGATTTTGTGTCTATCAACACGGGATTGCCGCAGGACGACATCACACAAACTAAAGCCGATTTTATCGTGTCAGAGATTGATTATCGCGCATCGGTACGTCAGGCACAGGCCGACCAATTAGTTGATTTAATGGGCAAGCTCGCACCATATAACCCACAAATTGCCATTGTGATGATGGATTTAGTGATTGATAACATGGACATCAACAACAAAGACGAAGTGTTAAAGCGTGTTCGCCAAGTTACTGGTATGCGCGACCCTGCCCAAGAAGAACCTACTCCCGAAGAATTGCAAGCACAAGAGGCTGAGGCGCAAGCTCAAGCCGAAGCGCAGCAATACCAACAACAAATAGCAGAGGCTAATTTGCGAAAACTTAATGCTGAGGCCGCTTTAAAAGAGGCAGAGGCACAAGTGGAGCGATTAACAGCAAGAGAAAAAGCAGTAACAGTATCAATGCCGTTGGCAAAAGACAGTGTTGTCGCTGGCGCGGCAGATGATTTATTAAACCAAACTAATCAATAGGTGATTTTATGCTAACTGAAAAACCTGAACACATGACAGATGAAGAATGGTCTGCTTTTAATGATGACGAAATGGGCGAAGCACCAAAAGCAAAATACGAAGATGCTGAAGTAAAGCTTGATGATGATGTTGAGGCGTTACTTTCCACTGAACAATCAAAAAGTGATGATGCTGCCACAATTGACACAATTCAAACTGCTGAGCCTGAAAAACAACCTGACCCAGTAAATCTTGATAATATTGAAATCCCTGATATTACTGGTGCAGATTCAAAATTAGAAAAGCTCACGTCAGAATACACGATTGCCAAGAATGAATTATCTGATTTGCAACAAAAATGGGATGATGGCGAATTAACCGAAGCCGAATACAACATCGAAACAAGTGTATTAGAGCGCAAAATGGCTCGATTAGAGGGAAAGATTGAAGCAGCCGAAGAACAGGCAGAAGAAGAAGCGGCAAAAATTGAGCGTTACAATCAACAGGTTCAACTTGCTTGGAATCAGGAAGAAAAAGCGTTTTTTGAGCAGCCCGAAAACAAAGCATTTTTAGAAAGCACACGGAAGCTTGAGGCGTTAAATAAGATTGTCACCGAGTTGCAGCAAAACCCAAACCTAACGCCAAAAGACTTTAATAAACTGCTTAAAGATGCGCGAAATTCCTACGTTCAAGAATTTGGTGAGTTTTATCAGGGTGCAAGACAACCTGAATCTAAGTCACAACCAACAAAACAACAGCCACGAAAAGTAGAACCCCCAAAAACATTGGCTCATGTACCTGTTGCAGAGCCTAATAATGTATTGGATGGGCGTTTTGCAGTGCTTGATAACATCAAAGACCCCGAACAATTAGAAAAAGCAATTGCTCGCATGAGTCAGTCCGACAGGGATGCTTATTTGCGTGGCGCAGCGTAGGTAAAACAAACATGATGCACGTTGATTTAAAGATTGGTGAGTCAATAAAAATAGGTGAGGCTATCTTAAAGCTTGATGATAAATCGGGGAAAGTCGTCAGGCTATCTATTGATGCTGATAGAGCCATTCCTATTCAGCGTGTAAAAAATGAAAAAACCGTACATTCTAATAGTAAAAAACTATAAAAAATACAAATTTAATTGATTTTATTTATAGTTTAAGCTAATAATTAATCATCTCAGCGCAGGAGTGCCGAGTGATTGTTTTTAACATTCACTTTGGAGACTCTTATGTCATCTACAGTTATTCCATTTGGCGACCCTAAAGCCCAAAAACGCTGGTCTGCTACCCTTGCCCATGATGTCGAAACCGAAAGCTATTTTTCTAAGTTTATCGGTACTGGCAAAAACAACATTATTGAGCGCAAAACCGAATTAGAAGGTGAAAAAGGCGACCGCATTTCGTTTGATTTGTCTGTTCGTTTGCGTCAAAAACCGACTTACGGTGATGAGCGTGTCGAAGGGAAAGAAGAAGGTTTACGTTTTCACACGGATGAAGTCATCATTGACCAAGTTCGCCATGCCGTATCTTGCGGTGGTCAAATGACCCAACAACGCTCTGCTCACAATTTGCGTGAAGTAGGCCGTGAAAAATTATCGGGTTATTTTGCACAAATTCTTGATGAATACTTGTTTATGTATTTGTCAGGTGCGCGTGGTATCAATGAAGATTTTATTGAGTCCACATCTTTTGCTGGTTTCGGTGGTAATTCCTTCCAAGCACCTGATAGTGACCATATTTTGTATGGTGTGGTAGGTGCTGCAAAAGCCACACTGACTGCTTCTGACAAAATGACATCGGCTGTCATTGAACGTGCAAAAGTTCAAGCGAATATGATGCAAGCTCGTAAGCCTGAGTTAGCAAACATGGTGCCAGTGACCAATGGTTCTAATAAGCAATACGTTTGCGTAATGAGCGAAGACCAAGCCTACGATATGCGTACTGCCGATACTAACGGTTGGGCAAAATATCAAGCTGCTGCTGCTGCTGCTGAAGGTCGTAACAATCCGATCTTCAAAGGTGGTTTAGGCTTAATCAATGATGTTGTGTTGCATTGTCATCGTAACGTAGTTCGTTTTAGTGATTACGGTGCAGGTGGGAATGTTGCCGCTGCTCGTGCGTTGTTTATGGGGCGTCAAGCTGCCGTTATTGCATATGGCACAGCTAAAAACACACAAATGCGCTATGACTGGAAAGAAGAAATGGCCGACTTTGGCAACGAGCCAAAAATCGCGTCAGGCTTCATTGCAGGTATTAAGAAAACTCGCTTTAACGGCAAAGACTTCGGTGTTATCAGCATTGATACTGCTGCCAAAGACCCTAATGTTGCCTAATAAGTAGCTATTAACTAATTTGGAGTAAATATCATGCCTGTTGTTACTGCTGTATCACAGTTTTCTAAAGGTGTTCTGCCAGTTGCTAATGGTGATTGTGCCAGTGATGTAATCTCACAAGACTACTTCATTGACTTAACCACTGGTCAACAAGTGCTTAACAATATTTTTGACTTGGGCGTATTGCCTGCTTATCACACAATTTCAGATGCGATTTTGATTTGTGATGATTTGGATTCTGCTGGTTCTCCTGCAATCACATTAGATGTTGGTTTGTTGACTGGCACTGTTGGCGATGCAACCAATAGCCGCACCTGTGGTGCTGAAATTTTCAGTGCTTCTACGGCTGCACAGACTGGTGCTGTTGCGCGTCCTACCCTGAAAACTGCCTTTAATATCTTGCCAACTGGTGCTGACCGTTCGATTGGTTTGAAGATTGCTGCCGCCCCTGCAACAGCCGTTGCAGGTCGTGTGCGGTTGCGTGTATTCATGCACCAATCCGATTCCACTGTTCAGTTCTAAACCAAAAAGGCCAGCGTAAAAAACTGGCCTTAATTCTTTGTGAGTAAAAACATGAAGCTTTCTTGCCCTGTCATTCGTGAAGGTGGTTCGTTTGTTGAGTTGTGGGGTACTGAATATCACTTTGCGCCTATGCCTGATGGTTGTCATGTTGCAGAGGTTGAGAATCCCGAACATCAAGACCGTTTTTTAAGTATTGGTTATAAGATTTATCGCGGTGAAGATGCTCCAGCGCAGCCTACGCCCAAAAAACGTACACCAAAGCAAGGGTAATTTATTATGTTGTGTTCAAAAATTATTGAAAATGTTAATTCAATTATAAATGACCCCAGCAATGTTGCGTTCTCGCTATCAAGAAAGATAGACGTATTAAATGATGCGATTAGAGCAGTTATATTAGTTCGTCCAGAATCTTCTTCTGTGTATTACTCCCATAGTATTCAAGACGATACCAAACAAACATTGCCTAATGATTGCTTTAGACTGTTAAAAGTTATTAGAAATGTAAATGATACGACAAGGGGAAAATCTATTAGAAAAATGGATTTAGACAGAGTATCTGATAGAGTTGTTGATTGGCACGAGACCGTCACAAATGGCGATGTATTAGAATATGCCTATGATAATAGTATTCAAAATATATTTTGGATATATCCAAAGCCGTCTAGCATTGTAAATAAAAAAATAGAATTGATTTATCAAAAAAACATATCAGAAGTAACCGCAATTACAGATACATTCCCTCTAAATGACTCTTATTCTGTGGCTATTCAAGAGTGGATGCTATATTCGCTATGGGGTGGTGATGACGAGCAATCACCAAACTACACAAAAGGATTGAAAAGATATGAGTCATTTTTTAATTTGCTTGGTGTTAAAAAGCAAGCAGATGAATCATAAAATTGGATGATGCAATCATGCAATGCTCACAAATAATTAAAAATATCAACAACACCATAAATGATGTGAATAATGTCAAATTTTCATTGATTCAAAAAATAGATGCACTAAATGAAGCATTGCAAGCCTTAGTCTCATATCGTCCTGATGCGGCAAGCTATACCGCTATGATGTTGTTGGTGGCTGGCACGCGCCAAACACTTCCTAATGACGGTGTTCGTTTGCTCAAGTGCATTAGGAATAAAGGCGCAAGCGGATTAAGTGATGCTGGTAGGGCAATTCGCAAGGCTGATATGTTGGTTCAAGATGCTTTGCTACCCGATTGGCATTTAACAAATGGACAAACGGTGATTGATGAATATTTCTATGACCCATTACAGCCTAAAGAGTTTTATGTTTATCCACCCGCGCCTGTCACTCCTCAGATTGGGATTGATATTAGTTATGTGCGCGTATTGCCAACGATTACCGCAACAACAGACACATTCCCAGTTGATGATTATTTTGCGCCAGCGATACAAGAGTGGATGCTTTACTCAATATGGGGCAGCGATGACGAGCAATCGCCTAATTATGGTGCTGCACAAGGCCATTTGCAGACGTTTTTTAGCTTATTGCAAGTGAAGTCTAACTCAGATGTTGCGTCCAGTCCTAGAGCCGTGAGAAGGGGTTAAGCATGGCTACAGTTCCATATACCCAATGGCAACCTTTTGTACAAGTTTATGTGCCTGATTGCCCAAAGGCACTGATTATTGAAGCTATACGCCAAGCCTGTATTGAGTTTTGCCAAGAATCTCGTTATTGGCGTAAAGAATTAGATGGATTTTACACTGTAGCTACTGATGCAGAATATGAGTTAATCACGCCAAGCGATTCAACTATCGCTGATATTTTGCTAATTAAGGTTAATAAAGAGCCGTTAGAGGCCAAAACACAAGACGACTTAGAAAGTATTTATAGTGAATGGCGCGAACAAAACGGCAAGCCTAAATACTTTTTTATGCGCGATAAAACAAACATTGTATTAGTGCCAATTCCTGATGCTGCATATCCAGTTCGTTTGCTTGTTGCGCTAAAACCAACTCAAACTGCTCAAGGTGTTGATTCAATTATTTTTGAAGAACATAAAGAAGCCATTAAGTTTGGCGCATTGGCTTATTTAATGATGATGCCTAATAAAGAATGGTCAGACCCGAACGGCTCAATTTTTTACAAACAACAATTTAACCAATTAGCTACTCAAGCAAAAACAAAAGCAGAACAAGGCTTTAATTTGCGTAAGTCTTTTAGAGTTAAACCCAATTATTTTTAGGTGATGTATGGCAACGTATGC